TCTCTTTCCATTCCATACGAATAGGAAAAGATTCGTATGGAAACAATTCATTAAGTTTCTCTTGAGATAGTCTGGGCATTATTTTTCAGTTTTTTTAATATATTTTTGCCTAATTTTATTTGCCTTTTGCCTGAAAAAAGAATATGGATCATTTACATGGTCTTCCAAGGTTTGCAGAATTTGGTGATTAGGATCCCACAATCTTTCTACCATGTGATCCCAATACTTCCAATCACGAAAGTCATCAATATTAGGCCAAGTAGAATGTGTCCACATTACAAGAACATGTCTTTCACCTTTCGTAACTGGTCGAACATTATGTCCGATTCCTGTTTCATATGTAATTCCCCATCCAGGTTCCAATTTGAACAATTCTTCTTTACCATCAATCCAAAGACCTAACTCTCCACCTTCATATTCATTAGGGTCATTGATAAAAATTGTGGTGCTAAAGTGACCATTTGTCACATCATCAAAATGTGGTTTATAGTACCCTCCAACTGGAGTTTTTGTTGCCATTGGTGCTGTTGTAGTCTCAGCACCAGTAAATTGAATAAACTCATTATTAGAATCAATAGAAGGCCAAAGCATTTCTCCCTTAGGATAATTTTGTAAAGTATTTTTTACTTTTTTTGGATCTTCTGTTCCGGACCAAGTTAATGACTTCACACCATCTTCCCATCCCCTAGAAGTATGATACCATCTTTGAAGATTTTCTAAGTGATAGGATTTGAAAAATTGTGAAATGTGATAACGACCAATAATCATTTGAACCAACTTACAATACTATAACGAATCCCTTTTGTTACTTCAGCAACTCTATGTGGGAAAACGAAACTGGAGGGAAATACGACGATAGACCCTTTTTTTAATTTAGGTTTATAAGATGAGTTAAAAAATACTAAATCTCCACCTTCATAATCTTGATGGTCACTTACAACCATGACAGCAGATAACATACGATGATTATGTTTGCCGTCGTCTGGATGTTGGATATAAGATCCACCTTTTTCATATTTTAGTAAGAAATAACCTTCATCATTAGTAACTTCAATATGTTCATGAGTTCTCATATATCTTTTCATTGCATCACCAAAAGCATTGAAAAGATCTTTATCAATTATTTTACTTTCACTATCTTTTTCTCGACTAATTTCTAAAACCTCACATCGTCTTTTATCCGACTTTTCGTTGTCAGTATCACCAGCAGTTAGAGCTGGTTTCCACGCAGAATGATTCTCATATGTTTTAATAATGTGATCACATAATTTTGGGTTTACAATGTCGTCATAAACCATAATATAATCTCTCAAATCATATTCGGTAACATAGGTATTTTCAGTGTCTGGAGGACATTTCCAACCTATAGATTTGAGTTCATTCTTAAAGATTTTCTTACGAACTCTCGATTCATGAGTGCCATCTTTGATAAAAGGTTGATCACCTTCTAAATCTGAATTATATCCATCTTCTCTTACATAATGTAAGAAGAACGCAGAATAGTTTTGACCCTTAAACTTTTCTCTCCAATGAGTATTGAATACACCTGAGAAAATTAAAGCATCACCAACTTCAAGTTCAATCTCTTGAGGATTTCCTGAAGAATCTTCAATGTAAATGGGCCAATCATGATCTTTGTTCAAGACCACAGAAACAGAAATTTCACATGCAATTCTGTCAATGTGCGGCGGCAATTCATCACCATTTACATATAACCTACAATAGGAATATGTTGGTACTAATGAATGATCTGCTAGGGAACTTAATTCTTCAATAGAATTTTTCAGAAAATCTTCTGCCGGACCATACTTATATTCCCTGGGCGAAAGTGGTGATTGTTTATCACCGATAGTAAACTCTTTAGAATCTATTTTTAATTGTTGAAATAAAGAATTTGCACGTTCTTTACTGATGAATGAAGGAACGTGCAAATATCCTTTTGAAATTAAATCACAATGCATATCAAAAAATGAATATTAGTGAGAATGAACTACCCCGTTACTATGAACATGTGGAACTACACTGTTATATAAGTGAAACTGTCCGTGTTGAATACCTGCACCTAATAGAAGTCCAGCGACAGCTAATGGAGCAAGTTTTAAGAGTCTCAATGTCATTGTGTTAATTTAACGCTTAACATTTTGTATTTAGTTTTTACATTCATGAGTATGATCATGATCAACAACTAGGCCGGGAATGTAAGGATGTCCAACTTCCCATACAAATGCTCCAATAAAAAATGCTAGAGCATATCTTACAATTGTTTTAGTCATAATTAATCTCCTAATTCAGTTCTTGAATAAAGCCAACCAGTGGCCAGATATTTTGTATCCTTTTTGGGTGGATACCCTCTATGTAGGTAATTCCAAGTTGCAGGAAAAAATATTAGTTTACCTTCTTCAGGTTTAATTTTTGTTCCATCTATAAACTCGGTATATCCACCTTCTTCTATTGTATTCAAATACCAAATAAATGTCAAGATGCGTGGATTTCCATTTTGGACACAAAAATCATGATGCCACTTATAGTATCCTCCAGGAGGAGTCTCCTGAATTTGATACCCACTGTCAAATATATTTGCAACAAATGGATCTAATGAAAACTGAGATTGATTTGCATCCCAATACATTAAAGAATGATCAGTCAAACAATTAAAAAATACTTCATCTTCCCCTGCCCAATGATTCAATGAAGAAATACTAAGATCTATCGATTTTTTTACCCAAAGTCTTGAAGTTTTTTTAGATCCTACCATACCCGGACCTTTTTCATCAGAATGATCATTCTGAAACTTTTCAATTACATGTTTGCAAAAATCAGATTCTAATGCATTTGGAATCTCCCAAATAAGATCAGAAAAATTTACATGTTGACTTTCTTTTAATAAAGAATCAGGCCTTAACTTATCAATAGGGTCGATGTATTTTGCATTATAAGCATCAATTCTTATAGTCATACATAAATCCTTTATTTGTAGTGTAATGTACTTTAGTTATACCAGATTCTTGAAGTGCTAATGCACAAACTGGACATGGTTTTGCCATACGAAGCTCATCATGATTATGGCCACCTAGTCTTGCAACAACAATTGTATCGCATTCTTCGCGACATTTAATCAAAGCAGCAATTTCAGCATGAAGGTAGATTTTTTCACTTAATCCAACACGTTCAGCAAATTTTGCTTGTAGTGGATGTGTCTTAGTTTCGATATTAGTTGCTGTTACTATTACTCTGTTTTTATTCAACAAAATAGCACCAACCTGTTTTTTAGATTTAGATGATTTGGCAGTTTCAATCGCCAGATCATAAATGTTATCGGAAAGCATCACCTACGAACAACTGAAACAGCTGCTTCTCCTCGTTCAAATACAGTATCAACAACTGCCTGAACGCTTCGTGCAGTGCTCATGCCAACTTTGTCATAGACAGGAACACAAACCAGTCCAAAAGTCTTCTCAGCGCCACCCAGACGGATTACACGCCCGATTGACTGTGAAATACCGATATAGTCCATGTTTCGCATAAACAGCACTGCTTCAAGACCCTTCACGTTCATACCCTCAGACAGAATAGAGTGATGAATAACTACAAACTTTTTGTTAGTATCCAAACCCCAAGCATTTAGAGTCTTGAAAAAATCTTCACGATTGACTTTCACACCATCGATGATTGCACCAGTTTTGGAAGTGATGACCATCCATGAATAACCACGATCCTCAAGCTCTTGGCAGAAAGGAGAATCCGAAATGAGACGAATGATCTGCTTAGTAGAACGTGCAGCAATCAAAATTTTACTGAGAGAATTTTCATCAATAGTATCAAGAAGATTGGCAGAATCAGTCTGCTGATATTCGCCCATGGGCAATTCTTTGACAACAACCTTAGGTGGAAGAATATAACCCTCTTCCACTAACTTAGGTGCAGGAACGTTACAAATTACCTGACCATAAACCTCAGGATCATTCATTCCCGGTTTGAATATAGTAAGAGAGTGTTTCGGAGTCGCAGTAAAGAAATAGCAACGATCAGCATCACTACTGAAAAACTCAGTGGCAGGAAAGAAATTACGTTTGACAGAATTATGTGCTTCATCAAAATAGATTGTGTTCACCTCAATATCTGCATCCACGATACGCTGGAGTGAATTGTAAGTGGTGAAGATGATAACATTTTCACCCACACTGCGAGCACAGTTAGCAAACAAATGAATTTTGTCTGCTTTAGTTGTGCTGACATGATGTGTTTCACCACTATGAACGTGCATCACATGCAGATAAGGATCATCAATCACCTCCATAAATTCAGAACAAAGTTGTTCTGCCAACAGAATACGAGGAGCAACAACAACAGTTGTAGTGCCGTTGTTGATAGAATCAAGACGATTCTGAGTGTCAGTGATCATCGTCAGAGTTTTTCCACCGCCTGTTGGAACGATGACTTGGCCCTTATCATTAGAAAGCATTGCATCAACTGCTTTTTGCTGATGTGGACGAAGAGTGAGCATTGATCTCCTGTTGATGTGGCCATCATATCAAAAAAAGGGGCCCCTGTGAAGGGCCCCTGAACCAGTTCGCAGATTGGCACACAGACTCAGGGTTGAGTCAGAGTGAGGCAGGGAGCAGTGCGGTCAAAAGTGATAGTCTGACCATACATGTCTACCATGTTCTGTTCAGTGGGGCGACCCTTATCGTTAGGGTCAGGCTTGATATACTGTGCCATGAATCCAGCCAGTTTGACTTGAATACGTGACTCATCAAATTCACCACAATCATCAAAGATGCTCATGGCAAACTGCACCCAGATCTCCTTCTGATCGTTCCAATCGTTGATGAACTTCTCACGGAAGGCATCAAGATCCTCCACACGATTCTGGGAGTAACCAATCACGTAGACTGGCACATTGTACTTAACAGCATTACTGATAGCACGAGCCCATACAGACTTGTTGTTACCGGAACCAGAGCAATACACAATATATCCCTGCTTCTTGATCTCTTCAGCAGTACGGTTTTCAATACCCTGCTTAGCAAGTCCGTTACTGGAGATGAACCCATTCAGGGTGTTCTTGCTGTGACCAGTGGAGTTGTAAGTGCGAAAGTTGCTGAAGACTTCACACTCACTGTAAGAAGACTTCTTGATCTTGCCACGTTGCTGTGGAGTACGATCAGCAGCAATAAGATCAACAAAGTGGTCAATAGAAGCCTGAGTGTTTTCAATCAGACCACGCTCTTTAGCATTGACAACTTCCTTCACATAGTCAGGAATCTTTTGATCCAACTGAGGATTACTGTGGTGATTGCTCATGTTACGAGCAACAACTTCAGCATACTCATCTTCATACTCATAGATGTCGAAGATGTAGCACTCTTGCTCCAGATTGTTCAGGGCAGCATCACGGTTGAAACCAGCTTGCGCCTTAAGTGCAAAGATGCTGGTGGACTGAGAGTCAAAGCAAGCGATGGGAGGTTGAGCATCTTCACGATAACCAACAGTATTGAAGTTGTTGGTCAGGTCATTAACGTGCTCAGAATCGTTGTTCTTATCACGAGGTTGTTCTGCTTCATCATAGCGAACAAACTGACGTGGGATGATATAACGACCCATAAAAGTAGCACCAGGATACTCTTTCGGTGGTGCAGTCTTGAGAGTCTTTTCAACCAACTCTTCGGTCAATTCGAGAGGGTTGTTACAAGTCAGAAGAACCTTTTGCCACATGGCAAGAACTTCTACTGAGATAGTCTGTGAAACGTTCATCATTGAATGATTGTAAGGT